GAAGACGGGAAAGCGAGGGAGACGATGACCCCCGAGGACGTCGCGGAGCGGCTGCGGGAGTGGGCGTCGGACGTGGACTGCCCGGACTGGTGGACGCGCCGCGTGGAGTGCGTCGAGCCCGAGGGTCCACGGCGGACGTGGCTGCTGTGGCAGGACGGCCGACAGGTGGGGCACGTGCGGATGCGAGCGCCCGGTGTTGGCAACTTCGTGATCGTCCCGGTGTGGACCGTCGAGGCCTCCCGCGGCATTGCGCGCGAGGCGATCGGCCTGCATGATGAGGACGACGCCGCCGACCGCGGCTGAGCACCCATGGCACGAGCAGCCAGCAATCACCCCGCGTTGAGCGGCCTGACCGAGAAGCGGCGACGCTTCGTACTGGCCTACGTGGGTGAGGCGCTGGGGAATGCCACCGAGGCGGCTCGGATTGCGGGGTACTCGAAGCCGACTGAGGAGGGCTCGTTTCTCCTCAGGAATCCTCAGGTGCAGGAAGCGCTGCAAGCCATCGCAGCGCCGGCGCAGAACGCCAAGATCGCGACGACCGAGCAGCTCCACGAGCGGCTTTCGGCGATTGCGCTTGGCCTAGTCGAGGACGCGAAGCCGAGCGACTCGGTGAACGCGGCGAAGCTGATGCTCCAGGCTCGCGGCGAGCTAGTGAAGAAGCACGAGCACACGCACGTTCCGGGCACGCGCGAGGAGATTCTCGCGCGACTGGAGCAGGTGGCGGCAAAGCTCAAGGGGGGCGCATGAGGGACGACGAGGCGACGCTTGCGGCCGAGTATGTGCGAGCGGCGCGCTCGCACGAGCGGGTTGGCGTCACGGCTCGCGATGCGGGATCCGCCGCGCGCATGCAGTCTGGCTCGCGATACTGGTGGGCGAAAGCGCTGCAATCGCTGCTGATGGCGTGGAGGCCGGAGTGACCGCCCCCTACCGTATCCGCCCCGCCGTCGACGAGGACCTCCCGCTCGTGGTGCAGACGTACGTGCGCGAGGCGAGGCGAGCCCTTCGGGCCTCCGAGTTGCCGCCGACGTGGGATGCCGTCGGGGAGCGCTTCGTGGCGGAGTGCTACCTCCGCGGGCTGGTGAGCGTGGCGTGCGCCGTGAGCGACGAGAGCCAGATCCTCGGCTACTGCCTCGCAGACCGGCGCGGCTCGGAGGCGGTGCTGCACTGGCTCTACGTGCGCGGCCCCTTCCGCGGCTGGGGCGTGGCGCAGGCGATGGCGGCTCACGCGACGCGTGGGTGCGAGGTGGTCACGGTGACGCATACGGCGTCGGCGTGGCAGCGTGCGCAGGTGCGTGCCCGAGGATGGCGCGCGAGCGACCGGCTCCCGTGGCTGTGGCTGCTGGGGCTCGACGAGGAGGAGGCGAGGGTATGATCGATGGTGACGACCTCAAAGGGTTCGCAGTGTTTGCGTTTGCGGTCCTTGCGGGCATGGCATTGATGTTTGCCGCCGGCGGGTTCGCGGATTGGCTTGCGGCCACTCCGCAGAGCGAGTGTGTCGAGGCGTGCGGCGAGAACGACGTTGCACGGGCGACGGACACCGCTTGCGAGTGCCAGGGGGCGGAATGAGCGACGAGACGCCGACAGCGGTCGAGTACCTGCGTTCCGCATGGGGCCGCGTCCTTGTGATGGCGCGCAGCGGTCGCGTGGAGGTCGCCGCGGGCCGTGGCGAGGACGACATGCCGATCGTCTGGATGGCCCCGTCAGAGGCGCGCGAATTGGCCGACATGCTCCGCGCCGTGGCGGATGCGGCCGAGGCTCACGGCATCCCGTGCGAGCGCTACCAGCCGCAACCGCCGGCCCCGATGACGGACCGAGAGCGAGGGATGCGCTTGGCCGTGGCCAAGATGCGCGAGTTGGGCAAGAATGAGCACGGCGCGGCCGTGGGGGCGGATGGGGTGACGTGGCGCGTGCATCGACATGATGCGGGCGCGTGCGTCGACGTGTGGGAAGTGCGCGTCACGGATGGCGTGGCGATCGAAAGGAGTCTGTGGGAGGCGAGGGTATGACGATCAGGGCTGGAGACGTGGTGCGGCTGAAGAGCCCGACGCACTTGGGCGCAACACCGCAGTGCTACGTGGTGGGCTATTTCCACTGGAACGACAGAGGCGACCACAAGGAGGGCCACGAGTGCCCGTCAGACCTTGCCATGTTGCCGATGGCTGTGGTGTGGAGCGATGGATTCGAGGGGCTCAGGTCGCACTCCGTTCCAGTGGTCGCGTTGGAACTGGCAACCGAAAGGAAGGTCTGATGGCGAGCAAGAAGCGCGCGGCTGAGGCCGCGGAGGCACCGGCGGAGACGTCGGAGGTGATGGCAGCGGCGCTCGATGCGGCTGCCGAGGAGACGGGCTACACGCTTGACGTGACTGACGCGCCCGGCGGCGGGCCCCCGCGCATCAAGCGCATCGTCCTCGTGCGGCCGCTCATGGGCGTCGGCGGTGGCGGTGGGACGCGCAACGTCTTCCAGGTCGGACAGGCCGGCGTGACGGCGCTGGACTGGGCGAACGTGGAGGGGGTGCAGGGCTTCGGCGTGACGACCACGACCACGAAGCTGTTCGTGCCCACGACGTCGGTGCTTGCGGCTGAGGTGGCGTGATGGAGCGCATGCCCACACACGGCGTCGACGGCTGGGAGCTCGTGGCTTACGAGCGCGATGACGACGGCGTCGAAGAGCTGACGTACGAGCGCGCCGGAAAGCGCTTCGTGGTGCTGCGCAACGAGCGCGCGAAGGGGCCGCGGTCGTACCTGGTCGTGCCACCGCCCAGGGGCCTGATGAAGCGATTCAACGAGGCGGCGCGCGGCTTTGTGGATGCGCTCGGCGGCAAGGATCGCGCGCGTCGTCTGCTCTACGGACCCGGTGCGGAATGACCTCCGCGCTCGACCTGCTCGGCGAGGCGATGGCCCTCGTGGACGCGGCCGAGCGCATTCTAGCCGAGGAGCGTGCGCAGCGGTGGTGCCCACACACGCCCACGGAGCGCCAAGCGGCGTTCCTCGATGTCGACGTGCTTGAGGCGCTGTTCGGCGGCGCAGCAGGCGGCGGCAAGAGCGATGCGCTGCTGATGACCGCGCTCGGGCCGGTCGACGTGCCCGGGTACAGCGCGTTGATTCTGCGCAAGACGTACGCGGACCTGTCGCTTCCGGGCGCGATCATGGACCGTGCTGCCGAGTGGCTTCGGCCAACCGCAGCAACATGGAACGACCGCGAGAAGACGTGGCGCTTCCCGTCGGGCGCGACGCTCACGTTCGGCTACCTTGAGACCGACTCGGACCGCTACCGCTACCAGGGCGCGGAGTTCCAGTGCGTGTGCTTCGACGAACTCACACAGTTCTCGGAGGTCGCGTACGCCTACCTCTTGAGCCGCATCCGGCGCACGAAGGGCGGCCCGCTTGACCGCGTGCCTCTGCGCATGCGCGGCGCCACGAACCCGGGCGGCGTTGGTCACGCGTGGGTCGCGAAGCGGTGGGGCATCCAGCCCGACGGCACACAGGACGAGGCGCAGGCGCGCGACGCGGAGACGGGCGAGCTCCGCGTGTTCGTGCCCTCGCGCCTCGACGACAACCCGCACCTTGATCGCGTGGAGTACCGCCGAGCCCTCTCGCGCCTCGACGCCACGACGCGCGCGCAGCTCGAGCGCGGCCTCTGGGTACAGGACACCACGGGGCTCGTGCTGCCGCTGACCGAGGCGAACTTCGTGGACGCGGCGCCCGCGAAAATCCGCACGCGACTCGGCATCGACGCGGGATCCTCGGCGACCACGGAGACGCTCTCGCTCGTGGTCGTGGGGTGGGCCGAGCACCGGCCGCACGAGTCGTGGATCGTGCACGCGGAGAAGCATCCGGCCATGCTGCTCTCGGCGCTCGCGGAGCGCGTGCGCTGGCTCGAAGAGCGCTTCGACATCGAGGGCATCGTGCTCGACGAGGGCGCCCTCGGCGCGCAGTTTGGGCGCGAGCTTCGGCAGCGCTTCGGCATCCCCGTCCGCGCCGCGAAGAAAAACAACCGCTTGGGCTACTCGTGGCTGATGCGCGACGCTGCCAGGGGCGCGAGTGAGCCAGCGGACCGGACCGACGTGCCGCGGCTCTACGTCGTGCGCGACGCGTGCGAGCCGCTGGTGACCGAGGCCGCCGCTCTGCTGTGGCACGAGGACGCAAAGCGCATGGTCGGCACGTGCCACGCGTATGATGCGGCGCTCTACGCCTGGCGCGACGTGCGGGCGCACATGGAAGAGCCGGCCCCGGCCCCAAAGCCGGCCGTGGGCACACCCGAGCATGCTGCTATGCTGGCGGACGATCTCAAGCGCAGGGCCGACGCGGCTCGCGACCGGAAAGGCAGACCGTTTTGGCAAACCCGACGCTGAACGAATGGTGGAAGGCTGGCGACAAGGAATCGGGCAAGGCCGTGGAGACGGTCATCGCCCGCGCGCGCATCGCCACCGAGCCGCGACGCAAGCGCATGAAGGCCGACCTGAGCATGTACCTCAATCGGCCCGTCGCGGAGCTCGACGGATGGGCGTACGACCAGGCGCGAGAGCGGAGCATGGACGCAGCGCGGCTCAATCTTGCGCGGTCGGTGGTCGACACCGTGCACGCGAAGCTGGTGAAGAATTTGCCGCGGACCTCGGTGCTCACCGACGGCGGCACGTGGTCGCTCCAGCGGGCCGCGAAGGCACTGGATGCGTTCATCGAGGGCGCGAAGTACGCCAACAACTGGCGCGAGCTGTTTCCGCTCATCGTGCGCGATGCGATGGTGCTCGACACCGGGCTCGTGAAGGTCTGGGGCGAGCAGTGCGAGGATGACGGCGAGCGCATGGGGCGCGTGCGCATCGACCGTGTGCTCCCGTGGGAGCTGTTCGTGGATCCCGAAGAAGCCGTTTACGGCAAGCCGCGGTCGCTCTTCCACACGATGACCGTCAGCCGGCACGTGGCACAGGCGCGGTGGCCCGAGCGCGCCAAGGACATCGAGCAGGCGCCTCGCGCCGACCGCGGTCAGGGCGCGACGTACTCGCTCACGGGCGACCGTGTGACGCTCGTGGAGGCGTGGCACCTCGAGAGCCCCGGCGCCGAGGACGGGCGCCACGTGATCGTGTGTGAGGGCGCCAAGGGCAAGCCGCTCGTCGACGAGGAGTGGGAGTCGGACTGCTTTCCGGTGGCGTGGCTCCCGTGGTCGCCCGGCATGCTCGGCGTGTGGGGCACGTCGCTCGTGGACGAGGTCGCGGGCCTGCACAGCACGCTCAACGAGGTCGACACGACCATTCGCGACAGGGTCCGGCAGTCGTTCGGCTTCGTCCTCAACTACCTCGGGGCCAAGGCAAAGTTTCGCATCGACAACGACGTCCCGATTCCCATCTTCGACGTCGAGGGCGGCGAGCCCGGGATGGTCGAGTACGTGTCGCCGAACCTCGTCAACGCGGAGCTCCTCGGCGAGCGTGAGCGGCTTCTTTCGCTGGGCTACCGCATGCCGGGTGTGTCGGAGCTGAGCGCGTCGAGCATGAAGCCGGGCGGGCTCGACTCGGGCGTCGCGCTCAGGGAGTACCAAGACATCGAGGCCGAGCGTTTCGCGCAGTTCGGGCGCGCCTTCT